TGATGCGTTGATTACAGCGCGGGTATCCCGTATCCTCCACCCTGGAGAGTGGGACTACACTAACAACGAACCTAAGCTATGGACACCTACAGAATAGAGCCTGACCCTGCCCATTGGGGTAAGAATATAGTCCAAGGTATACTCAAAGATCCTGGGGAGTTGTTGCATGGCACATATCTATGGTTTACGCCCGACGAAATACTATCTATAGCTACAACTCCTCGGTCAGGCTCGCCTTGGAAAGGAGATTCAGTAACATTGGCGCGTCTCCGAAAGTCTTTAATTGAGTATGGTTCACCATTACATAACGCTCCCCGAATGTATCTTCTTAATAAACCGGACCCCGCACTTAATAATAACCCTCTCGAAAGAGTATGGCGACCTATGAAATACCAAGGACGGCATCGGGCAACTATTCTTAAAGAGATGGGCCGTAAAATGATGCCCGTTATCGTGACGCTCATTCCTCTGCCGAATCAGTGGATTTATGGAACGGAGAGCGAAGAATTTGAGCGACTATCGTTCATGAAGATTGAGGACGCCGTGAAGGATCCTGCCTTTCCCAAGTACATCCTTAGTGAAGATAACGCAGTCCTGATGCCCTTTATTGTCAGGCATCGCCGCATTCGGGACGACACTAACAACGAACCTAAGCTATGGACACCTACAGAATAGACAGCCAGAGATTTTGCTTAGAGTATCTTCCTGCGGAAGATCCGAAGGACTCGTATTATAGAATAATTTGTGTTGTGAACTTCTCGAATGATATTAAGATGTACTTTCGTGGAGAACATATCTATAAGTATGAAGAGAGAGGCAAGGCCCTCTTTGACCTAGAAGATTTGGCTTGTTTACATTACCCTAGAGCATGGTAGAAGGAGAGTTTCATGGTTAAGATTTCATCGATTTGCGCGGTCATTATTGTACTCGTTTCATTTTGTAAGCCCCTGGCTACTAAACGAGATAGATACTTTACGGAAGTACAGCAGGTAGAGACTGAAGAAATATTTGTTCCTCAACATGGATCTTCTTCTTCAGTATACTTCAATAGGTTTGATACTCAAGGAGGTACTAGAGTCCTTAGAGGAGTTGAATTTTTTGTTCAAAACAATAAAAGACTCTTCCACGGAATTGAAGTCTTAGATAATTATCCTTTTTATTGGAATTGTATAGGACTAGAATTAGATTATACTTGTGATTGTGAGAATCCTATTGCTTGTAATAACTCACCTGATGGTCCTTGGATCAAGAGTAAATTTACTATTACAATTGGAGACACTGAACTAACACAAAATGCTTGTTCAGAGAACTTTGGTATCTCTGTAGTAGGAGCCCCTGGACCTTTTGATGGAGTTTTAGATTTTGGAGGAGATTCAGGAACTTATAGAAACCGATATAGGTATTGTGAATTTTCTGTTCCTAGAAATGCAGATGCAGATGTTTTAGCAGAGTTTACAGGAAATGGAGTGGAATCAACTCATATGCGTTATGTATATGGAGGTGTGAATAGACTAAATTGTCCACATGCCATTGAACATGTAAATGTAGATTCAGAATATGGTAGTTATGTTTCCAGTATAGTTACTTGTATTTATTATTGGACATACAAATGAACAAAGAAGAGTTCTTACAAGCACATACTAAAATCTGTGAAGAGGCCCACTCTCTCTTGAAGGAGAAGATCCGTAACTACTCTGGATCTGGTGATGTATTCACAAACTTTAATCGTGTACAGCACCTAGAGATTTGCTCTACAGACACAGGAATCCTAGCTAGAATTGCTGACAAGTTTGGCAGGCTAGTGACTCATGTAAATACCGAGGGAGGTTTGGTTGGTAACGAAACCTTCCACGATAGTATCTTGGATCTAATTAACTACCTCGTTTTCCTTTATTGTAATGTATCCAAGAACACTTGGGACATCACAAAAGAAATGTAAATGGCACATGTCCCCGAAGAATTTAAAGACTTCCGAAATTTTCTCTACATTACTTGGAAGCATCTCGGTCTACCGGACCCTACTCCTGTTCAGTACGACATTGCTGATTATATTCAGCATGGTCCTCGCCGTCGAATGGTACAAGCCTTTAGGGGTGTGGGGAAGTCTTGGATTACTTCTGCATTTGTACTGTGGAATCTTCTTATGGATCCTAACAAAAAAATTCTTGTGGTCAGCGCGTCGAAGAACCGAGCCGACGATTTTTCAACCTTTTGCCACAGACTTGTCAGGGAAATGCCAATCCTCAAACATCTCATTCCCAAAGAAAATCAAAGAACATCTAAAATCTCGTGGGATGTAGGACCAACAAAGGCAGCACATGCACCATCATGTAAATCAGTTGGAATCACAGGACAACTTACGGGCTCGCGTGCTTCGCTCATTGTGGCAGATGATGTTGAAGTACCTGGGAACGCCGCTACAGTGGGTGCTAGAGCTAAACTATCGGAGGCGATTAAAGAGTTCGAGGCTATTATTATTCCTGATGAGGGAGAAATCGTCTTCCTTGGAACACCTCAGTCGCAAGAGTCTATCTATACAGATCTTAGTTCTAGAGGATATGATGTACAGATATACCCAGCACGCATCCCTGAAGATTTCTCCATATATGATGGAATGCTTGCGAAGTATATTCAAGGACTCGATAGTTCTGCTGGCACGGCAGTTGACCCTGATCGATTCTCAGAAACAGAACTTCTTGAGCGTGAAGCAAGTTATGGACGAACAGGATTCCAACTCCAATTTCAGTTAGATGTACGCTTAAGTGATCTTGATCGTTATCCTCTTAGGCTTAGTGATCTTATTGTATCGGACCTTGACCCAGAGTTAGGCCCCGAAAAGATCCTATGGTCCTCCGCTGAAGAATGGAAAGAGCTACCAAACCTGGGCTTCTCTAGAGATAAGTTCTATAAACCCCTGCGTATGGTGGGAGATATGGTGCCATACTCAGGGAGCGTGTTAGCTATTGATCCCTCTGGCCGTGGTAAGGATGAGACAGCTTGGGCTGTTGTCAAGTATCTAAATGGATACTTGTACCTCCTTGATTGGGGCGGCTCCTCAGACGGCTTCACAGAGCCTGTAATGAGAGGACTGGCAACCAAGGCTAAGGAGTACAAGATTAATCTAGTCCTCGTAGAGAGCAACTACGGCGGTGGTATGTTCTCTGAATTGCTCAAGCCTCACCTACGAGAACTCCATCCTGTAACCCTGGAAGAAGTGACTGCTAAGCATATGAAAGAGATGAGGATGGCAGATACCCTAGAGCCTGTGATGAACCAGCACAAACTAATTGTGAATGCTCAGGGTATTAGAAAAGATTATGAGGATACTCTTGACAAGCCCCCCGACATCGCCACACAATATTCCCTACTCCACCAGATGTCTCACCTTGTTAGAGAGCGTGCATGCTTAGATCATGATGATAGACTCGATGCCCTTACCTTAGCTGTAGAATATTGGGCAGAGTACATGGCGCGAGACGCCGACGCTGCAATGGAGGAGAGACGGGATGAACTATTCCAAAAGGAACTAGATCATATGTTTGATGTCATTGACCGTAAGACTCCAGATGATCGAGATCGTTGGTTTGCGGTGTGATAAATGGAAGCACAGAGGACAAGTCTCCGATTGGAGACGCATCAACATCACTCACATTTACACCGTGATCCTTTAGCATCTGTCTAGCAATGTTGAGATCTTGCGATGTAGCTGCTCCTGTTTCGATTCGTTCAAGGAGAGCATGTACTGTAAGATCCCAAAGCCTTTCGAGAGCATCTTGTTTTTGTTCATTCATTTCGTGAAAGAGGTAGATTTTAATTTCGATGAGGACTCTCCCATAACATATGAGAGTGTACTGATAACAAATAAGATATTAGAAGCCGTAGCTGACGAACTAACTGAACGCATTGTTGCTGTTAGAAGATTATCTGAAGTCGCACTGAAACTATTGCCGAGTGAAGATATTGCAGTCCCCGTATTCCAGTCAATTGTAAAGATTCTAAGTGAAGATATCCAGACTAAACTCTGGGGAGTAGGAGAAGATGATGAGTGACCAACTAGAGAAGGAGATTAAGCGACTAACGAAACAGTTAGATAACAAAGAAGATATCGAGGGCATCATTCTTCGCAGAGTTGCCGACACACTCAAGGGATTTAAATGGTCCCCACCTGTGCGCCCACGATTGGATACGCGGAAGAAACATGAGGAAGTCTGTGTAGTTCATTTGAGTGATACACAGATTGGTAAGAAAACAAAGAGCTATGACTCTCTCGTAGCTGCTGAACGAATCAAGAGGTTCGGAGAAACAGTAGAAAAGATTCTAACCAACCGTAGGACAGGAGCCAAAGTAAATAAGGCTGTTCTCATGATTGGTGGAGACATTGTTGAAGGAGAGACAATCTTTCCGCATCAGTCCTGGTGCGTAGACTCTGATCTATGGGAGCAATCAATTAAGAATGCTCCTAGAATCATATCCGATCTGATTATTCACATGGCTTCCATCTTTAGGCATGTCCATGTGTACAGTGTTCCCGGTAATCATGGGAGATCCCAGCCTAAGAATGCAGGGGCCTCTCCACGAACAAATTTCGACATGATCTCCACCCAAATTACAAGATTGATAGTAAGCAAAGTATACAATAGCAATCGCGTAAGCTGGGACATTGATCATGACGATTTTTATCGGGTGATCCCTGTGCTTGGGCAGAACATTCTGCTCATTCACGGGGATCAAATTTCTGGGGGTGGCGGTATCGGTGGCTACCCTCTTACTGGATTGGCTAGGAAGATTGCGGGATGGACCGCGAGTATTCCTGAAGAATGGGATTCTATCTTCCTTGGTCATTTCCATAGGCCGATGAGTGGCGTTATTCAGAACAAGATGTTCTTTGCAAATGGCACGACAGAGAGCGACAATGAGTTTGCGCTTGAGGTTATCGGGGAGAGCGGACGCCCATGCCAGCGGATCGTTTTCTTCAATGAAAAACATGGACCTATCTCTGATTCTCTAGTGTGGTTAGATTGATCATTTCTTCTTACGCTTCGCCCTCTTCTTGTTACTCAATGTAGTGTTCTTCTTACTAGAGATACACTTGAGATTACTTCTAGCATTGTTCTTAGGGTTGCCATCCTTATGATGCACTTCCTTACCCTTACCCTTACACTTAAGCTTACTACGGGCGCTGTTGCGAGAAGAACGATCCTTACGATCTTTCTTCGGTTTATGGTCCCGTCGATACTCTTTTTTGTAGTCGCGCTTTCGCCCGCGTCCGTCTCGTTTAATAGTCATGACATATAATAAAGCTGTTATGCTGCTGAAACACTACCACCCGCTAGTATTTCCTACAGTGGTTAAGAAAGAAAAAGTAAAA